TTGCATGACGGCATTGGTCGTCCGGATAGTGTAGGCGAATTTCTCCAGTTTCGTCAGAAGGTTCGCCCCGCTTGTGCTGCATATGCCGGACCAGCCCGAGCGCTAGCAAAGCGCACAACTCTGCTCGACGCTCGGCAGCGGTCATCTGGTCGGGTGGCAGCGGGTTGGGGCGTTTCATGCGGGCAAGTCCAGGTTGGCTTGCTCTGCCTCTACTCATCTGGCGGTGAAACCGTCCCAAGGCAGTCAAGACAGCGCGAAGTCAGCAACTCGGACTCGACTCGAGGTTGCCAGATCAGGTAGAACATAATCAGAACTTCAATCAATCCTTGCCGCCAAGATACGAGCATTCGATGTGCCAATTAGGGCGCTTGTGCTTCTAGTGCGGCCAATGCGGCCTGCGGGTGGCTGAGTGAGCCCGCGATCGGAACAGTTGGCGTCACGAGGAGAGCATATGGCGAAAAGGATCCGCAACTTCATCGATCGGGCGTTTTCTCGGACCGTCGATCTACAAATGCTGCATCGTCTTCTCAGCCCCTATCTCGGACAGATCGGGTTGGACTGGGATACGTTGCCCACTGACGATGCCAAACGGCGCGAGGCGATTTTCAATCTGTTTGCCAAGGCCGACTTGAGGTTTCCGGCACCGCTTCAGTTCGCCCTCTATAACATTTCCACGCTGTCCACGGATGCGGGCGCCCGGTTCATCCAGGAGATCGCGACTGAAATGGGGGTAGACGTTCTGGCTGCCCACCGCATCGACGGTGCGCCTGACGACCTGCGCTTTACCCCGCGATTCATGGCCTTGGCCACATGGCTGGATCATCGGGTTGTTTTTGACAAGGCGCTGAGCGCGGCTGCATTCCTCACGCATACGACCAAACTCGAGCGCGACGCTGACCGGGAAGATGTCGAACCGAGGCACCATGAACAGGGGGTGCAGGACGCCTTTGCCGAAGCCGTTCGGACGCATTTCTTGGGACGTTACAATGGCCGCTACTGCGATGTTCGGTGGTTCGAGGATGAGGATCTGCTTCGTATTCTGATCCTGCATGGCTCCAAACCTGAGACGAAGAACGTCGACCAGGGGGGCGCAGAAGACACCCTGAAGTTTCGGGAAATCGTCCAGTCGACCATCGAATTCGATCCGAGGCAGGGTTCTATCGCCGTCGGCTCGAAGTCGGCAACCGATGCCAAGACGCTGGTGAAGCTCTTTGGCGAGCACATCCTCGGGGACAAGGAAATCTTCGAGGCGTCTGCGAAGGAACAGCTTTACACGCTCGAGCCGCTTCAGCGGCAGGGCGCATCGTTCAAGTTCCACCTCGACGACAGTGGAGACATCACCCACGTCTCCTTGCGCGAGGTTCGCGTCGATGAGGCGCAGATCACCAAGACTGGGAGGCTGAAGCGTTCACCATGGTTCCTGACGCTCGGCGACACAGATAACGCGCTGAAACGCCTGAAGGTCGTCGCGCCGGAGATCGAGATCGACGACGTCCGGATTGTGCATGCCAAGATCGATGTGACCATCGAGGTTGACGGCACCGAGACCGTGGTTCCGGTCACGATCCGGCCGCCACGCACCGTCAGCATGCGCGACCATTCGCACGAACGGCTCATCCTTGAAATGCTCGAAGACAATGACATTCGCAAACGCCGCAGAACTGATCAGGCTGCTGCTGCGGCAGAGTGATCGCCATCCGGTCCGTGCCATCGGCGCGGCGGAGCTGGAGCCCTATGATCCTCGCGTCCGCCGATCGCTGCGGAACTTGGGAATTCTGGTGCCCCGAGTAGATCTGCCCGACGATGGCGGCTCGGTGTTCGGGGTCATCGACGGATCCCTGATCGTAGTCGATCCGGAGACTGGCGAGTGCGAACGGCACGACGATGCGCTGGACATCCAGACTTTCGAAATCGACGTCGCCGCCCTGTGCCGAGCGATCCGCGAGCAGTCCGGGCTGAACGGGCCGGGCCCGACAGCGATCTCCTCCAGGATATGGAGGCTCGGTCGCTATCAACAGCATGGTCGTGCTGCTGAAATCTGCCTCGTGCGGCGACTGCGAGAGGAAACAGCGCAAGAAATTCTGGACCATGTGCGAGGCGCGATCGACACCGAGACTTCGGTCGCCCTCGTCAGTCTCGGGAGCAGCGAGCTGCCGACTGTGGTCAGGCGTCAGCTGGATCGCCTTCGCATGACAGTGTCCCACGCCGAAGATTTGCTGCGCGACGATCCAGTTCGTCCGCTTGCACTTGATTTCGGCCGGATTCGCCTGGCCGCAGGAAAGCAAGCGTCAGATGCGCGGCTTCAGGTCGACCGCATCGGTCGGCGCGCAATCTTCGATGGCGTCGAGATCGACATAGAGCCTCGTGACTTCGACGCCGTCGTCTTGCTTGGGGAGGAGGCCTTGGCCGCCGGTGGGTGGGTCTCGAAGGAAAGTCTGGCCGCGGCGATACAGGCGAGTACGGGGCGGGAGAGCAATCCCGAACAGGTTGATCGCTGCATCAACCGCGTGCGTGATGCCTTCAGAAAGAATCCGCAGCTTAGTTCGGTCCCGCGCAACGGGTTTATTGATCGCAAGTCCAAGGTCGGCGCACGCTTCACTCTATCCCCATCTGACATCGCCTTCACCGCCTAGACCCGTTCGCCGGTACCGGGAGGTTTTCGGGAGATTTCCGGGAGAAGCCCGAGAGATATGTAATTTCAGCAGGTTGCATATTCGACTGGTCAACGCAAACGACCAGGATCGAAACAGATGCTCCCACCCATTTCCCCCGCCGACCTTGCCACACTGATCGACGAAGCGGCCATTGCCGCGCGCCGCCTGCATCGCAAGCTGGTGCTGCCTGCCGCCGATCTCGACGATCTCCGCCAGGACTTGCTGGTCGACCTGATCTGCCGGTTGCCGGGTTTCGACGCCCGCCGTGGCACCATCGGCGCTTTCGCCAACATCGTCCTTCGCAACCAGTCCTCGCGCATCGCCATCCGTCATCACCGCCAGCGCCGCGCACAGGGTGGGACGGTTCTGTCGCTGGATGCGCCCGTTTCCAGCGGCACCGAGCCGCTGGGTTGTATGCTGGCGGAGGCTGACGGTCTGGCCGCCTGGCATGGTCAGGACCGCTCTGCCGAGGACAACGCCGAGACCCATCACGATCTCGCCCGGGCGCTGGGCGGTCTGCCTGACGACATGCGTGGCCTCTGCGCGGCACTTGGCAGCTGCGCCGTTCCCGAAATCGTCAGCCGCACCGGCATCTCCCGTTCCGCCCTCTACCGCCACATCGCCCGCCTTCGGCTCGACCTCGCGATGCGCGGGTTCGGGGCGGAATGGGACGGTTCCAGGGCGGCGTGAGTAGAGGACCGACATGGAGATGTTCGTCATGCACCCCACCGCCTTCATCCCGGCCAAGCCCCGGCCGCTCACCGACATCGAGTTCTGCGCCTGGATCGGTCAGGCCATGCCGGGCGACCGCCTCGAGTATCATCGCGGGTTCCTCGGCATCGATGCCACGGCGGTGATTTCGACCCTTCCGGAGCCGGATCGCCGCAGGCTGGGGGCGCTGGCCAGTGCCGCCCACCGCGCCTTCGAGGCCGCGCTGGTGCATCTGGTACAGGTCCGGGTCGGCCCAGACCGCTTTGCCTATCTGGCCATCGCGCGGACCAAACCGCGCCATGCGCCGATCCCGCTTTCCCAACTCATCGCGACAGAGGAGGCCGCCTGATGCGCGCCACGCTTGCCTGGATCGGGGATCGGCTTCCGCCGTCCCTCTACTTCCTTCTGGCCGGAAATTCGGCCCCATCCCCCAACGGAGACCACGACATGACCGAGACCAACGGCCCGCTTGCGCGCCTGCGCAAGGCTTTCCGCAGCCTTGAGGATCTGCCGGAGGTGATCCCCGCCGCCTGGCGTCCCGGCGATGCTTCCGAACCGCTGCCCGTCGAGACCGCGAGTGTCGACGATATCGCCATTGCGATCGTCGCCGCGAATGCCGAACTCTCTGCGGCCATCCAGCGATCCTCGGCGCTGGAAAAGCTCCACCGTCTGGCTCGCGAAGCCGGGGCTGTCGGCACGGACCGCGCCGTGGATGCGGCCCTGAAGCGGGAGGGGCGCTGATGGACATGCCGTTCCCAAGCACCGACGCGCCGACAGAGGCCCGCCTCGACAACGTGCCGAAGTTCGAGGATCTCGACCGGCTGTCCATCGGCGAAATCGCCGACATGCCGGCAGACCTGCTGTTGGCATTGCAGGACGAAGCAGCGGCCGAGACCGCCCGGGTCAAGCGCCTGAAGGACCGTTTCGAGGCGGCACTGGCGCAGCGGTACAGCGCGGCGACCGAGGCCGAGCGTTCCGCCCAAGGCAAGACCTCCGGCACCGTCCGGATCGAGGATGCGGGCGTGGTGGTGATCGCCGATCTGCCGAAGAAGGTCACCTGGGATCAGGAGCAGCTGGCCGCGATGGCCACCCGGATCCACGAGGCAGGCGACGATCCGACCCAGTATCTCGAGATTGCCTATCGCGTGCCGGAACGCCGCTTCGGGGCCTGGCCCGACGCCATGCGCGAGGGCTTCGCCGCCGCCCGGTCCGAGACCAACGGCAAACCCGTGTTCCGGCTCGAGAACCGAGACCGGTGACGCGCGGCGGCGGGACGCCCGAGCGGCAACGCCGGGCAGGTTCCCCTTCGGCACCCGGTCACCCCCGCCGCCGCGCCCTTTCATTCCTTCGGAGAACCCCATGGCCTTCCGCATCATCACCGCCGACGAACGCCTTTCGGCCGCCGAGAACAAGACCTCGCTCGCCATTTTCGGCCCGCCCGGCGTGGGCAAGACCACGCTTCTGAAGTCCCTGCCTGCCGAGGAAACCGTCTGCCTCGACCTCGAGGCCGGGATGAAGTCGGTGCAGGACTGGCGCGGCGCGTCGATCCCGGTGCGCAGCTTCACCGATTTCCGCGATCTGGCGGTGCTGATCGGCGGGCCGGATCCCGCGCAACATCCGCAGTCCTGGTACGGGACCGAACGCCATGCGTGGCTGCAGGCCCAGCACCGCGACAGCGGCATCGAGGCCTTCCTCGCCGCGCGTCGCATCGTCTTCGTCGACTCGATCACCGATCTGACGCGGCAGGCGATGGCCTATGCCCGCCAACAGCCCGAGGCCTTCTCGGACCGGACCGGCAAGCCTGATGTCCGAGGCGCTTACGGGCTTCTGGGGCGCGAGGTGATCCAGGCGCTGAAGCACCTCCAGCATGCGCGCGGCAAGACCGTGATCTTCGTCGGCGTGCTGGAAAAGGTGACCGACGACTTCGGCACCGTCACCTGGCAACCGCAGATGGAAGGCAGCAAGGCCGGGCGGGAGTTGCCGGGCATCGTGGACCAGGTCGTCTCGATGCACCTCTTCGCCCGCGATGCCGAGGGTGGCTGGGTGCTGGACGAGACCGCCACCGACCGCCGCCTCGTCTGCAAGTCGGGCAACCCTTGGGGCCTTCCCGCCAAGGACCGTTCCGGCCGCCTCGACCTGACCGAACCGCCCGACCTTGGTGCGCTGCTCGCCCGGATCGACGGCCACGCCCCCCATCACCCCGCTTTCGCCTCCTGATCCCTGAAAGGACATAACCATGAGCTACGATCTGAACGATGCCCAGCCGCAGATGGCCCCCATCGGCGAACTGATCCCGGACGGCACCTTCGCCAAGGTGCGGCTGACCATTCGCCCCGGTGGCGTGAACGGCGCGACCCCGGCGGATGCGGGGCTGCTGAAGGCTTCGCAGTCCAGCGATGCCCGCATGCTCGACTGCGAATTCACCGTGGTCGACGGCCCCCACGCCCGCCGCAAGTTCTGGCAGAGCTTCACCGTGGCGGGCGGCAAGCTGGACGAGAAGGGCCAGTCCATCGGCTGGAAGATCTCGAAGTCCACTTTTCGCGCCATCGTGGACAGCGCCCTTGGCCTTGATCCCAGGGACGAAAGCCCCGCCGCCAAGGCCAAGCGGGTTCTGCCCGGCCTGCGGCATCTGGAGGGCATTGTCTTTGCCGCCCGCATCATGGTGGAGCCCGCCTCCAACCCGCAGTACCGCGACCAGAACCGCATCGCCAACGTCGTTCTGCCCGACGAGCCGCAGCATGCCGCGATCATGCGTGGCGAAACCGTCCCGCCCGATCCGGTCAACGCCCCGCCGCGCAAGGCCGCGAGCGTCGCGGCGCCGGGCTGGCAGGCCCCGGCACTGGCCTGGGGCGCGGCGCAACCGTCGCCTGCAGCGCCGAACTGGAGCGCGACACCGCAGCCCGCGGCGGCACCGGCGCCCGCGTGGGGCGCGCAGAACGCCTCGACAGCTGGGCCCGCGCCGCAGGCCCCGGCACCCGCCGCGCCGGGCACCCCTGCCATGCCCGCCTGGCTCAATGGCTGAGGCGCGGCGAAAACGGCGGTCGGGTGGGTCGGCGCGATCCACCACCGCCGAGCCCGAAGGGGCTGGGCCGGGCGACCGGCCCATGACGCCCGACGAATGGCAGGCGCATGTGACGCGCGCCGCCGCGCTGGAGATCGGCAAATGGCTCGAGGCCCGAGGAAGACTACACCAACCCATCGCAAGCCTTACCCTCGGCGACCTCGAGGCCATGGCGGTGAACGCCATCTCGCGCTGGATCGTGATGCAGTCGGAACGGCTTCACCGGCAGGACTGGCCAAGGGACGACCCGATCGCGACGCTCTTGCTCGGGTGACGATCTGCGCCGTCTGCGCCCGGGAGGCCCGCGGCTTCGGCTACGTCCACCGGCTCCAGCACGACCGCTATCCCTATCACCGCTTCTGCTCGCTCCGCTGTCAGGAAGTGGGCAGCGCAATCGCCCAAAGGAACAATGGCATGATCGACAAGACCGCCCGCGAGGCACAGGCCATCCGCGACGCCCGGGTACTGTTCGCCGAAGCGCTGACCGACCTCGGCCTGATGGCGCCCTTCTTCAACCGCTCCGCCGCCGACATCGACCGGCTGATCGAGGCGGCCGTCACCGGCTACGTCGACAGCATGTTGGCCCAGGGCGCACGCAAGGAGCGGACCGGCACGGCCCATGACGATCCGATTCCATTCTGAGGGGGCCGCCATGATCGATCTGAACAATGAGGCCGCCCCCTGGACCGACCTTCTCGCCGCCGCGACGGCGAACGCCATCACCGACTTCGAGGTCGAGTTCTGCGAGAGCCTGCGCCTGAAGCTGGCGACATTCGGCGCGCGCGCCCGGCTGACAGAGGCCCAGCATCACAAGCTGACCTGCATCGCGCAGGCCGGCGGGTTCTGGGAGCGCGACCAATGATCGACCTGAACCACGGCTCGGGCTGCATCTACGGTCAGGATGCGCCGCGTCCGCCGATCGCCGCCGCCGTCTCTTCCGCCATCGATGCGGCCCTGACGGCGCGCAATCGCGCCGAGCGCCCCCGCACCTATGTCAGTTCCTCGGGGCTGGGGCGCGACTGCCTCCGCCATATCCAGTACGACTTTCTCGCAGTGCCCAAGGACGAGGGCCAGGAGTTCGAGCCGCGCACTCTGCGGATCTTCGAGGCTGGCCACCGGGCGGAGGACATCGTCGCGGGTTGGTTCCGGATTGCCGGGTTCGACCTGCGCACCGAACGCCCCGATGGTCGCCAGTTCGGCTTCGAGGCCATGGCGGGCCGGTTCAAGGGCCATATCGATGGCTGCTTCGTCTCGGGCCCCATCGCGATGGACTATCCCGCCCTCTGGGAGAACAAGGCGCTCGGGGCCTCCAGTTGGAAGGATGTGGTCAAGCGCGGCGTCAGCATCGCGCGCCCCGTCTACGCCGCCCAGATCGCGCTCTATCAGGCCTACATGGACCTGCCCAACCCGGCGCTCTTCACCGCCCTGAACCGCGACACGATGGAATTGCACGCGGAACTCGTCCCGTTCGATGCCCGCCTTGCGCAGGAGATGTCGGATCGGGCCGTCACGGTGGTGCAGGCTTCCGCGGCGGGGGAATGGTTGCCCCGGATGGCCAACGAGCCCACGGCGGTCGTCTGCCGGGGCGGCATGGCTGTCGGCAAGTGGCACGCGCCCTGCGCATGGGCAGAGCGGTGCTGGAGGGGCGTCGGTGTCTGACTTCGTCCCCTCGGCCGCGCAGGCCGCCGCCATCGCCGAAGTCCGCGACTGGTTCGAGCACCGCACCGAGGATCGGCAGGTGTTCCGGCTCTTCGGCTATGCCGGGTCGGGCAAGAGCACGGTCCTGAAGTTCGCCCTCGACGACCTCGGTCTGTCGCCCCACCGCAGCGCCAAGGACGGCCGTTGCGTGCCGGGCGTCGTGACCGCCACCTTCACGGGCAAGGCCGCACTGGTCCTGAGCCGCAAGGGCACGCCCGCGCGCACCATCCACAGCCTGATCTATTCGGTGATCGAGTCGACCGAGGAGGAAATCGCCGCTGCGGCCGCCAAGGTTCAGGAAGCCGAGACCGCCGCGCGCAAGCTGACCGGTTTCGACAGGACCGCGGCCGAGGCGGGGATCGAGGCGATGCGCCAGGCGCTGTCCGCGATGAAGCACCCCCGCTTCGCCCTGAACCCGCAGAGTGATGCCGCGGATGCGCGGCTGATCGTGCTGGACGAGGTGTCGATGGTGGGCGAGGAGATGGCCCGCGACCTGATGAGTTTCGGCAAGCCGATCCTGGTGCTGGGCGATTCCGGCCAGTTACCGCCGATCAAGGGCGAAGGGGCCTTCACCCGGGACGCCCCCGACGTGATGCTGACCGAGATCCACCGCCAGGCGGCCGAGAGCGCCATCATCCGTCTCGCCACCATGGCGCGGATGGGGGAGCCCATCGGGTTTGGGGTTTACGACGCCCATGTCGCCAAGCTGCGCAAGGGCGACATCACGCCGGACCAGGCGCTGCGCGGCGGGCAGCTGATCTGCGGCCTGAACGCGACGCGCTTCCAGCTGAACAACGCGATGCGCGCGGCGGCCGGGCTGGGCGGGACATATCTTCCCACCGGCGGGGCGGAAAAGATCATCTGCCTGAAGAACGACAATGCGCTCGGTCTGATCAACGGCATGTTCCTGACCCTCGAGGATATCGTCGACGAAGGCAGCCTCTATTTCTCTGCCGTGGTGCATGACGAAGACGGGCGTCGTGTGACGCCATTCGACAGCGACGGCCGTCAGGGCCGGTTGCGCATCTACAAGGGGCATTTCGAGGATCACGTCGCCTACGACGCCAAGCGCCATGACCGCGACTGGCGTGAAAAACGCAAGCTGACCGAGGCCACCTTCGGCTGGGCGATCACCGCCCACAAGGCGCAAGGATCGCAGTGGGAGAACGTGATCGTCTGGGACGACGGGCTGGGCCGCAGCGAGATCGACCGCCGCCGCTGGCTTTACACCGCTATCACCCGCGCCGAGCGCGGCCTCGTCCTCCTGGCGTGAGGGGACGCGATGATCGATCTCAACGATGTCGCCACGCCGAAGGCACGCCACTATCTGGCGGCCGTGAAGGATCGGCTTGCCGCAACCGCAAACGACTGGCTCCCCGGCATCTTTCCGGAGGCGCGGCTTGCGCGCGACCGTCGCTCCTTGCGCTGTGCCGACCTGTCCGGCCGCCCGCCGCGCAAGGAAGGGTCGTGCACCATCCACCTCGACGGGCCCTATGCAGGCTGGGGCTTCGACTATGCCACTGGCGAAAGCGCCGGGCCCATCGATTTGATCGCGCGGGCGACGGGGCTTAGCGACGGCGCGCTTTTCGACGAAGCGGCGCGGATTGCAGGGATGGATCGCCCCGCACCCAGATCGGCGCCGCGCCCGAAGCCCGGCCATTCAACCGAGGTTGCGCGTCTGGTCGATGGAGCGCAGCCGCTCGCCGGAACCGTTGGCGAGGCCTACCTGCGCGCACGGGGCCTCGGCGATCCGGGATGCCCTGACCTGCTGTTCCACCCCGATCTGCCGGACTTCGACACACGGCGCGGGTGGCCAGGGCTGATCGCGCTGCCGCGCGTCGTGACGGGCGAACGTGCCCCCGGCATCCATCGGACATTCCTGCTCGACGATGGCAGCGCCAAGGGCCCGGCTGGCAAGAAGATGCTGGGTTCGGTGGCCGATGCGGCCGTGCGCCTGTTCGCGATGCCTGCGGGCGGCCATCTCGGCATTGCCGAAGGCATCGAGACCGCCTTGGCAGCGCATGCCCTGTTCGGCACCGCCGTCTGGGCGGCGCTGTCCGCGGATGGCCTCGCGCGCTTTCGCTGGCCCGAGGGCACGACGCGCGTCATGATCTACGCCGATGCTGGCGATGCCGGACGCCAGGCGGCCGCCACGCTCTCAGACCGGCTGAACCGGGCTGACATTCCGAACGAGATCGTGGTCCCGCTGCATGGCGACGATTTCAACGACGACCTTCTGCGCGGGGCGCGCGCCGACGACTATGGCCTGAGTCAGGAGCTTCTGACCAAAGACCTGCCTGCCGAGACGGAGCGCTTGCCGTCTGCGGGCGACATCATCGCCGACCTGGTGGCGGCCGCCGATGCGCTGACCAACCCGCCCGATATCTCGGCCCTTGGCGAACTTCTCGGCCGCATTGCCCTTGCCCGGCTGGACCCGCTGCCCGCGCGCCAGATCCTTGCCCGCATCAAGACCACCACCGGCATCGCCATGTCGATCCTCGACAAGCAGCTGATCGAACTGGTGAAGCGCGTGAACGTCTCCGGCGATCCCCATGCGCGGATCGCCCAACCTGCCTGGTACAACCGCCTGCGACAGGATCTGGTCGGGACGCCCGAGCGCAACGAGGCCAATGTCATCATCGCACTGACGTCCGACATCGCCTTCGCGGGCGTGCTGGCCTTCGACGACTTCTCCCAGGAGATCGTCGTGCGCCAACCGCTGCCGTGGGATGCCGCGACCGGCCCGTTTCCACGTCCGTGGGAGGATGCCGACGATGTCCGGACCGCGGAATGGCTGCAGCTGCGCGGGGTCAATGTCGCGCCGCTTGTGGTCGGTCGTGCCGTCGGCGCAGTCGCCCGCGAACACCGCATCCATCCCGTCCGCGACTGGCTGGAACACCTCCGCTGGGACGGCACGCCCCGGATCGAGACTTGGACCAGCACCTATCTCGGCGCTGCCCCGACCGCGTTCCACCATACCGTCGGCGCGCTCTGGCTCATCTCGGCAGTGGCACGCATCTTCCGCCCCGGTGTGAAGGCCGATCACATGCTGATCCTCGAAGGCCCGCAAGGCGCGCGCAAATCGACAGCCATCAAGGTGCTGGCGGGCGAAGCATGGTTCACCGACGAACTGCCCGAGCTTGGGTCCAAGGATGCCGCCATCCACATGCAGGGCGTCTGGATCGTGGAGATCGCCGAACTCGACGCCATCGGCCGAGCCGAGGTCTCGCGCATCAAGGCATTCCTCACCCGCACCACAGACCGCTTCCGTCCTCCCTACGGCCGGTACACCGTCGAGGTGCCGCGCCAATGCGTCTTCGCGGGCACCGTGAACCCCGACACCTATCTGCGCGACGAGACCGGCAACCGCCGCTTCTGGCCGCTGCGCTGCGGGACCATCGACATCCCGGCGCTGGCTCGCGACCGGGACCAGCTCTGGGCCGAAGCCGTCCATCGCTTCCGCGCCGGCGCGATCTGGTGGATCGACGATCCGGCGCTGCTGGCCGAAGCCCGCGAGGAACAGGACCGTCGCTACCAGGCGGATGCTTGGGATGCCCGCATCGACCGGTGGCTTACCCACGACACCCGCAGCGTCAATCGCGGCCACGCGGGCTATGAGGATTGGCAGGATGAAGAGTTCGAGCGCCCTGAGCCGATCCGCGATGTGTCGGTGGGTGAAATCCTCGAAGGCGCGCTCGGCATCGAGCCCGCGAAATGGACGAAGGGCGATCAGATGCGCGTGGGGGCCTGGCTGAAGTCGCGGGACTGGGAGAAATACCGGCGTCGGTCAGACAGCGCGCGTGAATGGCGCTATAGAAAACCGTCGACCGAATGACGAAACAAGAATGATGTAGGGCGGCCGGTTTCGGCCACCCACTTTTCTCGTGACATCGCGCCGAAGACCTCATCGATAGATGCGAAGGCTCTCGATCAGGCCAAGCGGATCGGTGCTGCGAGCAATCTCGATCGTCAACCCGCTACGTCCCTTCATGACATCGCGTTTGACGTTCGCGATCTTGGATTCGGCATCCACGAAGTATTCCCGTGTCTGAAATTTCTTCTTTTCCTTGGAATGCCAAAGACAAGTCAGCTCATCCTCATCGACATACTTGGCCTGCTTGATGTCCTCGATGAAGGGCTCGTAGAACGCTTCAGGATGAGTATCGAAACCAATACGCTCGAGCCAGATCAGGATTGCGGCAAATGATGCCGGTCTCAGGCCCGTGAATCCGTAAACGGAGGTATCCCGTACTTTCGGGCGCCTGAACCGCGAGACCGCCGCAACCCCTGAGATCTTCAGCAGGTTCTCTGTTCCCATGTCGAAGACCATCCCACCGAGACTGGTATCGAGCGTGTCAAGCCATCCTTCGACCGAAACGGTTGCAATAACCTCGTCCTTCAGAAGTGCGCTGGTTTGGGCACGGGTCTTCGACGAGACTTGTGTGTCCCGCGCTCGCTCAAGCCCGTGCCAGAGTGCCTGAAGGACACGTTGCTCCACCTGGTTCTTCGGCGGGGCAGCCGACTTTCTGGCCTCTGCAGGTGTGCCAGACGGGATTGGCATCGCAGGAGCATTCCCATTGGGGTTGCCCATGAGAGAAGTATCGCTGGTCGGCGCGCCGATCAGCGAGTTCAGCCGCCCCCAACTCTGTTCGCCATGGACGCGGGCGATCAGTTCGAGGGCTTGGCTGTGTCCGATCGTGAGATCGGGAGCGAGAGCCGACCTCAGGCGCTTCGCCTGGGCCTTGGCAATGTCGGAGGTGGCCGGAAGGCCGGTGAGCTGTTCATTCATGGCAAAACCTCTGCCTGAGGGTCGTCGAAGTCGAGGGCTCGGTCCATTGCCGCCACGAAGACCCTTGGGAAAGGTTGCCTTGTCGCGATATTCGATGCGCATGTTCTTCATGGGGAAACCCGGACCGGAACGGCCATGCGCAGCACGCCAAGCAACATGGGCGTTGGCGATGCCGCACACAAGGGGGTGATCGTGCGGAGTTGTCGAAGAGCGTCGCAACAACCGCCCCTGGCGGCCGTGTTCACGTTTCGGGTTGGCCCTACCTCATTCCCTGACCCTACCTGACGGCTAGGTAGGGTCAGGGAAAACACAAAGATTTCAATCGTGTCCCTACTGGCCCTACTTGGTGCACTAACTTCCTTTCCCTTCCCATAGACATGTATGTCCCTAACCGGCTTCATCCCTCCTTATGCGTCGTAGGAAAAAAGGTTGGGACGAGTAGGACCGGTAGGGACAGCTTTGATTTCAAACGATGATTTGTGGCCCTACCTTGACCAGAAGTAGGACCAGGTTGGGTCGCCCGTCTGCAGAGCGCGTTTTCCTTGACCCGGCACACCTGACATGATTTCCTGCCCATGACCAAAGCCGAAGGCCCACGATCGAGGTGAGCCTTCATTATGACCCTGAACTCCGAAGTGCCGGACCCGCGCCTTGAACAAGGGCGCCTTCCCGTATCCTGCATACTCGCTCTCGATCTCGGCACATCGACCGGATGGACGATCCGCGGTCATGACGCCCTGATCACCAGCGGCACCGTCTCGCTGCGTCCCGGCCGCTTCGACGGCGGTGGCATGAGATACCTGCGCTTTACCAACTGGCTGACCGAGATCGACCGACTGTCCGGACCAATCGCCGCGATCTGGTTCGAGGAAGTTCGCCGCCATGTCGGTACAGACGCTGCCCATGTGTATGGCGGTCTGATGGCCACCCTCACTGCATGGGCCGAACTGCGCGGCATTCCTTATCAGGGTGTTCCGGTCGGCACGATTAAGCGCCATGCCACCGGGAAGGGAAACGCCGACAAGGTGGCGATGATCGCAGCCGCGCGGGCGCGCGGGTTCAGCCCCGCCGATGACAACGAGGCGGATGCCATCGCCATCCTGCATTGGGCGATCGAAACGAACGGGGGTGTCGCGTGAGGTGGTATCCCCGAGGCTACGGTGGCACCCGCCGTGATCCAGATCGCGTCAAGCAGGACGGCTGGCATGACCATGGGCTACTGGCCGTGTCCATCGACGACCCGCGTCTCACCTGGCCTGAGCGCGAACTGGTGCGTCAGCTGGGCGAAAAGCTCTATGGGCCGCGCGTGGCCGAACGGGAGGCCGCGAATGGCTGACTGGACGCCCACCATGGTCGAGGACCGGCTCGAGAGTGCGGCCGACGTGTTCCGGTCGCTGCCCGAGGTGAAACCTCAGGGCTATTTCAACGCCTGGCCCGAGTATTTCCACAGCTTCGCCGATCAGGTCGGCCAGGAGTCTCGGATGCGACGCCCGAAGCCGGGCCCGCGCGACATCACACAAGCGGACGACGCGCTGCTGTGGTTGCGCTGGCTGGACCCGGCCGACGCGCGCCTTGTGTGGCTGCGCGCAAACCGCAAGCCTTGGAAGCCGATATGCTGGGAATTGGGCATCAGCCGCGCCACCGCCAACCGGCGCTGGCAGTATGGCATCGCGGTCATCGTCTGGCGGTTGAACGGCAAACGCGTGCCGACGAAGCGGTCGATGGAATTCGTGATGGACGCAGTTGGGCGTCATAGACCATCTTGAGGGGACACTGCTCGAACTGTATTGACAACATGACATGGCCAACAACCTGACCGCCGAGAAAGCCCTGATCTTCAGGATCACGCACATCAACAATGTGCCGTGGATCCTAAGACATGGGCTGCATTGCAAGAATTCCGACGTTCAGGATCCCGGTTTTGTGCGAATTGGGAACCTCGAACTGATTCAGCGCCGGACGGCAAGGAATGTGCCCGTGCAGCCGGGCGGGACGCTGGCGGATTATATCCCGTTCTACTTCACGCCCTTTTCAATGATGATGTACAATATCAAGACGGGTTACGGGGGGATACGGCAGTTCCCGAATGCTGAGATTGTGATCATGGTGTCGTCGCTCCGAGGGTTGGCAGACCGCGGCCTTGCAACCGTGTTCTCGGATCGGCACGCTTATCTTCAGACCGCGCAGTTCTTCACCTCGCTCGACGATCTGGACAAGATCGACTGGGGAATCCTTCAACGCAGGGACTTCAAGCGTGACGTCGATGATCCTGAGAAGACCGATCGCTACCAGGCTGAGGCGCTCGTACACAGGCACTTGCCAGTGGAGCACCTTGCAGGCATAGTCTGCCTGGGTGAGAACGAAAAAAGAACACTCGAACGTCAACGGGAGGAGGTTGGGCTCGAACTCAAGGTCGTAGCACAACCTGGCTGGTATTTCTGATGGTAACTTACACGCAAGGAAATCTGCTGGAGGCCGACGTTGACGCAGTGGTGAACACTGTCAACACAGTCGGAATCATGGGCAAGGGGATTGCTCTGATGTTCAAGGAGCAGTTCCCCCGCAACTTCGAAGCCTATGCGCGCGCTTGCGACGCCGGCGAAGTTAAAATTGGCAAGATGTTCGTTACCGAGAACAAAGAACTCTTCGGGCCGCACTGGATCATCAATTTTCCGACGAAGACCCATTGGCGTGTGAAGACCCAAATAGAATGGGTTGAGGAAGGATTGAGAGATCTTGTCCGCGTAATTCGCGACAAGAACATTCGTTCAATTGCGATCCCTCCACTTGGCTGTGGGAATGGTGGACTCATTTGGCAGGACGTTCGTCCACTGATCGAGGCGGCATTGGGCAAACTCGATGGTGTCAACGTCATAGTCTACGAGCCGACTGTGAAGTACCAGAACGTCGCCAAACGTACCGGAGTCGAGAAGCTGACCCCGGCCCGTGCTTTGGTGGCGGAGATGGTACGTCGTTATGCTCTATTGGGGATCGAGTGCTCGATTCTCGAAGTGCAGAAGTTGGGGTGGTTCCTCGAGCGTGGTGTAACGCGGTTTGGATTGACGGAGGCACTCAATTTCAGGTTCCAAGCCCACAAGTACGGGCCCTATTCGCACAACCTGACGAAGCTGCTCGATAGCCTCGATGGCAGTTATCTTCGCTGCGACAAGCGGCTCTCGGACGCCGATCCGCTGGACCTCATTTGGTTTGACGACGCCAAGTACGACCGAGTGCAAGCATACCTGAACTCCGGGGAAGGGAAGCAGTTCTCGCGCGTATTGGAGTGGGCTTCGGCGACCATTGATGGCTTCGAGTCGCCCCTCGGCATGGAACTTCTGGCGACCGTTGATTGGATGATGCAGCACGACGATATCGATCCGACCGTGGAAGGTGTCATGCAAGGTCTCAAGGGCTGGGCGGGCGGAGAAGCGGCAGGGCTGCGCAAGCTGAAGATCTTCGATCAACGGCTGGTTGCCATTGCGTTGGAGCAACTTCGGGTATCGAACCAGCTGCCCGCATGAGGGACGTCGCAGAGCAAGGCTAACCACGGCTGTCAAGCCTGATCAGTCTCGCGAGACAATTTCCGGCGAGACACCGGACGGCGAGACGAAGCGCCCTTCTGACGGTATCCATGGCGATATGCTCGGGGTCGTGCGCTCGAGCGAAGCGGGGCTGATCCCGAGGTGGATACCCCGCTGGCTTCCAGAGTCCGGGCGGGGTCCACCCGGGGTCCATCCTGCTAACCCACTGATTTCCGGTTCCTTCCTGGCGATATTCGTATGCTGGCGGGCGAAGCGCGGGACATCGCCAGCGACAGGGCCGGATTTTTGGGAAGCCACCCGGAAGCCAGCTCTGCCTGAACCCGCCTGAAACGCTGCAAATTCAAACCCTTGACGCTGGACACCCGTGGTGGCCGCTGGACCCCGCTTGGAGTCCAGTCTGGACCCCGGAGTCCGGAAGCCAGGGGCATCCACCCGACCGAGGAATGACCCGCCGATGACGCTGACCTTTGCCCCAGATCGGATCGAGATGTGGCCGCTGGCGAGGCTGCAGCCCTATGCCCGCAATGCGAAGGCGCATGGTCCGGACCAGGTCGCGAAGATCGCCGCCAGCATGGCCGAGTTTGGATGGACGGTGCCCTGCCTCGTCGGCGAGGATGGCGAGTTGATCGCGGGTCATGGCCGGGTGCTGGCGGCGACGCAGCTGGGGCTGACCGAAGCGCCGGTGATTGTGCTGGGGCACCTGACCGAGGCGCAGCGCCGGGCTTACCGGATTGCGGACAACAAGCTGACCGAACTCGGCACCTGGGACGAGGCGCTGCTGTCGGCGGAACTGAACGACCTGCTGGCTGAAGATTTCGACCTGTCGCTTGTCGGGTTCTCCGACGGCGAGTTGGACAAGCTGCTGGCCTTCGTGCCGGAGGGGGACGGGCAAGAAGGTGGCGCCGGGGGCTCCGTGCCGCCGGTGACCATCCCCGAACCGCCGCGCAATCCTGCCTCGCGGACCGGCGATCTCTGGATCCTCGGCGACCAC